AGTTTATTTTGGTTAAAATTATTGTAAAGATAGGAACTATTTCTGAAATTCCCAAAAATAACCTAACTATTTTGGTTATATAGAATAACTTTTTTAGTTAGAGTTTAAACAAAAACCCCCAGCCTTGGAAGGCTAGGGGACACCCTGTAAACCAATAAACAGGATTTTTTAATTATGTTAACATTGGAGCTCATTATAGTCAAAGTTGCCAGCTGATAGTTTCCAAGATATATTATCTGTATCAAAGAATAGAGCAGTAATAGGAATACCTATAGAATTTCTAGCAATTGCTGTACAAGTTGTAGAACTACCTCCTCCAAGACCTGCAAATGAGTAACCATTGTTTTCAAACAATGCATAGTCAGAAGCATCTAAGAATATTCTTAATATTGATGCTAAAGGACATCCATCACGCTGAGAATAACGTCCTATCTGAGCTAATGTATATTCAGTAGGAGCAGCAGTTGTACTAGTAGAAGTTGTACTAGATGTACTACTTGTAGTAGTTGTTGTAGCAGGTGCCCCAGCTACAGATAGATAAAGATCTCTTTGGCAAACTCCTGTAGATCTTACAAGAATTTCTGTAGTTCCATCAGGAACTGTACCAGTTGTAAATCCTGATAGAAAGTCACCTCTAGGTACATTGGTTTGAAATGCAGAAGTATATCCATCTACATTTGAGTATAGATTAAAAGGACCAGTATCTGATCCTGCTAGGGTAAGAGTTATTGTTACTGTCATATTGGTTTATATTAAAGTTGTGTCCATGTGCTTCCTCCATTTGTTGATCTAAATAATCCAGTTGTTGATCCAATCAATCTATATGGTCCATCTGTACCACCTACTGCATAGTCTGTAAATTTCCTTTCTCCCATACCACTAACGCTACCATTGACAACAGATCCTAAAGTATTACTACCAACAGGAGATGTTTGTGTTGGGAAACTAGTTTGACTAGTGTCAGGAGGATAATAAATCATTACAGTACCATATCCAGAAGGAGAGGTAGATGCATATAATTGTCCAACTCTGTACCAGTTTCGTAAGTAAGAGTTTCCAGTTTCAATACCAGTATAAGATGCTCCATAATTAGTAGATGTAAACATAAAGCCTCTTGTTAAATATTCTGCACCATAGTTTGGCACAGCACCTGTTACAACAACAGTTGAACCATCACTACTACAACTAACATCTCTTACATACGTAGTTCCAACACTTATTACTTGCCAGTTTGCACCATAGTCAGATGATCTCATCACATATCCTGCAATACCATTAGCAGTATATGAAAGATACATATATTGTCCATCATTGCTTATTGCTACTCCTTGTATATAATAGGAATACGTTTGTGTAACAACTGACCAAGATCCAGCAGCTCCATAATTGTTTGAAATCTTTGTCTCAGCATTTCCACCACTAGTTTCATAACAAACTATTATATACTGTCCATTTCCAGACATTCCTACTCCTTCAAAATATTCTGTAGAGTTACCTCGTATTCTAGTAGTTATATCAACAAAACTTGCACCAGTGTTACTAGATAACATTAATGGACCTTGTACTGAAGCAGCCATCATATACTGACCTGTATCAGACATTGCTATTCTATCCCAATAGTATAATGTGTTATTAGAAGATTTTTGCCATGTTGCACCATAATCAATAGATCTATATAAACTTCCTTCTAAGAAGTTCATTCTACTACCATTAGATCCAGTTGCTACCATTTGATATTGACCAGATCCTCTACTTGCAGATACTGCTGTTATAGGAATTCCTCCATTCTGATCTTGGAAAGTAAAATTAAAAGGAGTTGCTTGTCCATCAATAATAGTTAATTCTATACTATTAGGAGCATATATAATTTGAGGATCAAGAAAAACTATAGTATATTGTGGTCCACTTGCAGAGAAAAAAGTACCATCAGAAACCACACTTCCATTTACAGATAGATTTACGCTAAAATATCCTGATGGACTAGTGCTATTACCATCAACTTCTATATATAAATAAGGGTAACCACTAATACCAAAGCTAGAATAGTATTGAGAAGCTTGAGTTGAAGATGCAGGAAAACTCCAAATTCCTGTTGGTATTTGAGTAGAAAAATCATAATAAGATACTCCTGTGAAAGATATACCATAATTAGGAACTAATGTAGCACCTCCATATATTGCAATATCACTTTTTACAAGAAGTTGATTCTGAGTTTTATTAGCAAATGCAGGATAGTTAGATATATTATCAGGTACAAATATATAATCTTCAAAGTCTTGTTTAGTAATTTGTTCATTACTTACAGGAAGAGGAGGATAAAGTACAAGAAACAACCCTAAGTTAGCAGCATCTTGTAAATTATTAAATGATATACACTGATTAGGTAGTAATGTATTCCAACTCATTATTTGTTTAATTTAGCTTCTAATTCTGCAATACGTTTTTCTAATGCTGCTATTTTCAAAGTATGAACATCCATATAGTTTACAGATAGTTTATCTTCTCCTGTAACTGCGTCTGGAAGTATTGATTGTACTTGTTGAGCTGAATATCCATATCTAACTTTATTTTTTTCATCATCAGTTCTTACAAACTTAATTACATCTATTCCTAATAAATCTATTTGAGGATTATATTCTAATACATTTTTATATCTAATATCAGAAGACTCAAAAAATCCTGTTGCTGTGATAGATGTACTAGATACCCAACCTTGTCCTGTTAATGCGTAGAAGGTATAGTTATTAGCTTGATTGTATATACCTGTATTAGTGTTATCAAATTGTACAATTCCTGCTGTTTTAAAGTTGTTTCCAGTATATACAATTTCAGATGTAGCAATTGTTGTACCATCATCAACAAATCCACTATTACCAAGTGTTGAAGCACTTGTAAATTTACCTATATAGTTAGTTGTTCCAGAAAGTGCTACTGAAGATCCACTTGATCCACTTGATCCACTTGTTCCACTAGAACCATTTGAACTAGAACCACTAGATCCTGAACTACCACTAGATCCTGAAGAACCAGATGAACCTGACGTTCCACTAGATCCATTACCACCAGGTCCTCCATTTGCTCCAGAAGTACCACTTGATCCAGAAGAACCAGAAGAACCAGATGACCCAGAAGTTCCAGAAGTTCCAGATGCACCTGTACCACCAGAGGTACCAGATGATCCATTTCCACCACTAGAGCCAGAGGTTCCTGAAGAACCTGTAGCTCCACTAGAACCATTTGCACCAGATGTACCAGAAGTACCAGTACTTGTACCTGCTGTTGCAGATGTACCTGCTGAGCCTGAGCTACCACTTGTTCCATTAGTTCCTGCACTTGCAGATGTACCACTGGTTCCACTTGTCCCACTTGTACCAGAACTACCATTAGTTCCTGATGATCCTGAACTACCAGATGTTCCAGCTGTTGCAGACGTTCCAGACGTTGCAGATGATCCTGATGATCCACTGGTACCAGAAGTACCATTACCACCAGCAGCACCAAATAAATTTACTTCCCAAGCTGTATAAGTTCCTGCACCTGTTGTTGTGGTTACATTAACAACCATAGCACCTGTTAAAGCATCATAGCTTGTAACAGATCCTTGCATTGTATTGGAAATATCATAAGATAATAAAACTGTTTGAGCAACACTATAAGCAAGTCCTGTTCCAACAGTTAAACTTTTAGCACCAGTGCCTATTAATAAAGATGTTCCTGAAGTTGATAAATATCTATCTCCATTTAAACCAGCAGTACCAGAACTTCCTGAAGAAGCTGATGTGCCACTCGTTCCTGATGACGCACTAGTACCAGCAGTAGCAGATGTACCAGTAGAACCTGATGTTCCAGCTGTTGCATCTTGACCTGAAGTACCTGAACTACCATCTGTTCCAGTAGTACCTGCTGTACCTGATGAACCATCTGATCCAGATGTGCCTGCTGTGCCTGAAACTGCAGAAGTACCTGATGATCCAGAAACACCTGCTGTTCCACTTAGACCTGATGTACCAGAGATTCCACTAGAGCCTTCTCTACCAGATGTTCCTGATAAACCACTAGTGCCAGTAGCACCACTTGTACCAGAGGAACCAGCACTACCAGTAGCACCACTAGCACCTGAAGTGCCAGAAGAACCATTAGTACCAGCAGCTCCTGAAGCACCAGATGTACCAGCAGTACCTGTGCGACCACTAGAGCCAGAGGTTCCAGAAGTACCATTGATACCAACAACACCATTACTAAACGCATCATCTATTTTTGATAGTGCACAGTCTAAGTTATTGCCAGTTTGTATTCCTGTGTAAGGGAGGTTAGGACCATTATATATAACAAGATCTGCTGTAGTTGCACAAGGGAGTGAATTACAGTTTTCGTTAGGATGATAGTATGCGTTGTAACAAGGATCTCCAGGATTGCAAGCCATTTTATAATTAGTTTAAGAAGATTAAGGAATGTACATGATATAATATGCAGCTATGACAGGTTGAATGTTTGGATGAGAAGCACTAGATCCTGTATTAGCATTTGTAACAGCTACATTAAGTGATACTGATCCAGCTCCACTTGCACTTGTTATACCAGTATTATGTGATTGCACATTGGCAGGTAACAGCTTATATGAAGAGTTTCCACCTTGTGCAGTTTCATTTGCTATAACTTGGGTAGAATTAGGAACACTTCCACCAGTAGGGCCTGGACCTCCCATAACAATATGAGTGTGATTTCCTACACTTCCAGATGCTACCACTGATGCAGCGTGTGAGTGTGAAGGAATTTGAGATGTGATAAGTGTAACAGTATTTGCACCTGCTGTGTTAAATACAGCATAGTTTGGATTACCTGGATTTGCTGGATTTACAGCAGCATCTAAGCCAACTCCTACTGGAGGCACATTAGCAATAGCTCCAACAGCAACACGTCCTCTTTTATCAGGAGTACCATTAAGACCATTACATAAATATACTTTATAGAATCCAGCAGCATTTAAACCTGCACCTGTACCATCAAAGTTAGTTAATGATCCATAGTATTCATATGCTACATATGGAACCATTTTTAAATATTGTTGGTTTGAAGTACCACCACCTTGACTAGCTAAATAAGCTGCAATCAAAGCATCTAAGTCTGCTAGCTTAACATAGTTTGTATCTACATCAAGTGTAAGAGCAGCAAGATTAGCTACTGTTGTACAAAGCTTTGTTATAACAGCTTGTAAAACATCATGAGTATCAGAAGAAGCTGTTACTCCTGTAAGACAACCAATTGAATAATCAGCATTAAGTATAGCTAATGTATTATTAATAGCTACAATCTGTGCGTTTAAATTACACTCTCCTTTAGAAAGAGCTGTAATCCATTCTTTAGATGTATGAGTTAAACCTGCTGTAAGATAACCAGTAACTAATGCACATACATCTCCTGCACTAAGAGTGATCGCATCTCCTGTACCAGTTAGTAAAGGAACTAAAGCATTCATTATAGCTTGTTCAACAGAAACTAAATTGTCTCCTGTTTCAACACCTAATGCAGCATAGTTTATACCTGTATATCTAACACATTCATCAGACACTGTCTGAACACATCCATTATAGCAACTTTCGCAAGACATGGTTTATTTATTTATGAATTAACACTTTAACTCTACTAACCACCTGAGATGTTGTGGGAAGACCACACACCATAGCATAGGTTGAGTTACAAAGTCTGTATGTCAATATTTGTTTGTAATTTAATAAATCTTGTATTATCTCTCCAGGAATACAAGTATTCAAAGAGAAGACAATATTATTATACTGGCGATTTGCCCAATATGTTAATCTTTCATCAATTTGTGTTAATGTAGCAGGAATGCTAGCATCAATTACACAATCTGTTAATCTTGGTGATAACATCTTTTATTCTATTTGTAGCAGTTTTAAGTTTGTTGTTGCATGCTGAGCATAGGCCATTAATCAATTGACAGCCACATCCCACCTTCATACCACATCCTCTACAGTTTGCCATATTAAGGAAAATTAATTATATAGTTGTTTCCTGTACAACCACATTGGTTTGCAATAAAATAATCTAATTGTCTATTAGCTTGGATATATAACTTGTTGGCTGTATCAATAGCACAGTTATTAGCTGCTGCTATGGAGCCTTGAATCATAAAATTAATACTACTTAAAACTACTTTTGCTTGGGTTCTTATAGCTGAATCACATTCCATCATGTCTAATTTCATAAATGCACTATCAAACTTTTCTTGAATAAGTTCAGTACGCATAATGTTCTTCTCTACATAATTTACATTAGCAGGAGCAACTGAATATTTCATGAAATATATTCCATCAGGCAAAGGCGATGTTGCTGGAAATGGAGTTAGTCCTAAAATGATTGAATTATAAACATTGAAGCTATTAACATTAAATGGAATAGCCACAGGTGTTGTGAAACCAGGAACAGTAATTTGCATAGTAGGAGCACTAACATTAGGTGGATCTGTATCATAGACAGATATATCAGCTATACCCAATGTTTGTGTAGTATATGTGTTAATTACTAAAAAATCTAATGTCATGGTTATTCTAATAAAAATGCCAGAGGATTTGAGATATCCTCTCACCCTCTGGCATAGGTTAATATGATGCTACTTTTATTCTTAAGGAATCAAAGTAGTTGTTGTTGAAGTGCTAGGCCATACAGTAGTTG